ACCCGTCGTGTATAACGTCGTCAATAATGTTGTCGGACGGTGCGGCGTACTCTGTGTATTTGCCCAGCAAGATAGGGCCAGAAATAAGCCCCTTATGAATGCAGTCTTTGCACCCGTCCGGGTTAACCCTTTGAAATATCTCGCACCGGTGCGGACCTACAATAGGCTCTGCCTTCGCTATAGTATTTTCTATACTGTACCCGGGGTGGCCTTCCGATATAACCTGAATAGCTTGCTCACTATCAGTGCAAAACTTAGCCACCGACAATGCGGAGCGCCAAAATTCTTCTTTTGCTACAGCCCTAGTCTCATAAGCCTGTTTAATCTGCGGACAGCCAGCGCACCGCTCTACAATCCTTTTCCTGTATTCATAGGTATCGTTACCCTCTTTGTCCTGTATGACTACCTTCACTCTTTCTTCATGTTCTTTAACGCGAAGGCTCTTTTTTAAAATTATGTCGAACTTATACGTGGGGTATTCCCCCATCAAACTGCGGGTTAATTCGTCAGGTTGGTCCCCTTTAGACGTAGCGTGTGTCGCTACTGCAGGGATAATTTCTGAGAACTCCGCAAAGCTAATCGTTGCGCCTACAGACTTTACTGAAACGGGCTTATGCTTCTCTGGATCTTTCTTGTTAAAAGTATCCGGCACCCGCAAAATGCGCGCCCCTTCGCCCGTTACCCCATCGTCTATCTCAAACCCCAGCTGCCTAGTTTTGTCCTTTAAACCCATCCCCACGGGCTTCCACAAGTCGTACATAACTTCTTCGCCTAAGAACCAGTACCCATGTACCCCGTTGCCGGAATCAATCAGTGTTGGCATAGGCAGAGTCGTCGCTTCGCAGAATTTAACCAGCGCTGTTAGACCCTCTTTCTTGGATGCGTATGGCTTATTCTCCCCGCAGTCGATGTCTATGAAAAAAGACCTATGGTAGAGGATATCGGATATCGACGCTTTCGTAGACGTTGGTTTAATCGCGCCGGTAGTGAAGTAAACTTCACGCCCTTCCTCTTCGTAGGCGGCAATAATACTGTCGGCTTCGTCTAGGGTTTCGCATATAACTTGCTTGGCAGCACCGCGCGCCCTGTCATAAAAAAGGCCCCGGATACATATTTTTCCGGTTGGCCCAAATATTTGGTTAAAAAATTCTCGCCGTGTCATGGTTGCTTCCTGTCAAAAATAAAAGGAGGCGGCGTACCGCCCCCGACACGGTTTATAAATTACTCGTCATCCCCCCAAGAAGAGAGAACCGCCTCTAAGTTTTTAGTCTCTGGAGCAGGTGCCGCAGGGTTTTTTTTCTCCCGTACAACAGGAGCAGCTTCTTCTACTACAACGGCTTCCAGTTTAACTTTAGGCTTTGGCTTTGGCTCTTCGCGGAACAGAGGCCCAGCTTCTTCTGGCGCTACATTAGTGGTAGCTACCTTGGATGCGCTGTCATTCGACGAAGGGTTAAAAGTAATAGCAGCAAGAGCATCAGGGCTTTGGCCCTTCTCAGCCACCACATTCATCTCTTCTTCGGTTAATGCGCGGACGGCGCGTAAAAATAGCTTAGGCGTAGCTGAGTTGGTGTCAAATTTAAGCTCCGTAACTACAGAACTAATGCTCAGGCTATGACCGCCAATGAACTTGGCGTAGGCTTCCAAAGGCATCTTGCCATTCTCTGCTTTACCAAAGATAGACTGCGCTGGCAACACTAGCTGAAACACATCACTGCTTTCAACATCATTAGCTAGGACCACAGCCAGACGGCGCTGGAAGCGGCAAGCCCTCGACGTACCCAGACCTGACCCCGCAATATTCATGGGGCAAGTAGCACATGCACTTGACTGGGGGGACTCCGCACGCGAATCCGGCTTTACGCCATCGCTAGACCAGCAGTCTGGGAGCTTGCCTTTGTTGGCTTCGCTATAGGCTTCCTTATGAAAAGACCGACTGGTCTTGGCAGCTGCGTTGACAATGACAACATCAATAGAGCGTTCTTCGACTTTGGCAATTTCTTCACTGCCTACAAACATGCGCCAGCAGCCGCCCATAATAGAGATGCGCTTGCTAAGGGACGCTCCACCCATAAGGCTTTTGGTAAGATCATCAAGACCCTTGTTAAGGTGCGCCGGGATGGTAGCGGATTTATCGCGGAAAAGGGAAAGATCGGTAGACATAGTTAGATCCTCGTAACAGTTTTTGCTTGGTCAATAAGGTCGGACAGTTCAGATTTCTTGAAGCGCACCGAGCGCGAAACTCCGATTCGGTATGCAGTCACCAGTCCCTTAGCCCTCCATTTAGCTAGGGTAGTGCGGCTAACATCCAAAAGATGCGTCACTTCACTCGTGGTCAGCCACGGATCATCCTCGGCAGAGGGGCCATCATATGCTTCGTCATAATCTTCGTCAATCATAGTTGCTCCTAATTTTTTCTAAGGACGCTAATGGTATAGGCGCTAAAGCAATTTAGGCCCGGCGGTAACAAATCTGGATTCTCTTCCAGAAATTTCTTCATGTTTGTCTCATTGATGCGTTGTTGCAATAGCTCCAATACGTCGTGTTCTTTAACGAACGCATACATAGAAGGCCAATCGTTTGTGCTGTACTTTGGGCGTACCTTACGAGTCACCGTACCTTTGGTGGTACTCAAGCTGCTGGCCCCAACCTCCTTCATAATGTCCTGCAACTTCTGTGACACAAGCTCTTGTTGTGCCTTCAATTCTTCATCTTCCGTTTCGTAAGCACGCTTGATCTCAGCGCGGCGGTCGCGTAGCTTTATATAGACCGATACCAATCGGTCGGCAGTAATGTCGGTCATCTCAGTCTCCTAAATCTCTAGCTGTGTTTGCTAGGTGTTTCAAGTTTACAGCGTTTTCATTTGTTGTCAAGTATGTTTTTGTACATAGCTAACAAACTTTCTTGGTCGTCTTTCTTGCTCTGCAGGCGGGCGTACAACTTTTTTTCCACGTTGCTGCCGAATAGATGCACTACGGTACACGGGTTCTTTTGCCCAGCTCTATACACGCGGGCGTTGGCTTGAAGATAATGTTCCACGCTCATACTTGGTCCCCACCAGACAATTGTGTTTGCCGCGTGTAGTGTGATGCCGTGCGCAGCAGCCTGTGGCTGGATTATAAGCACTTGGAGTTCGGGGGATTTTTGAAATTGGTCAATCAGTTCAGAGCGTCGTTTAAGGGACACTGCGCCATATATGCAGTCACAATTGACTCCTTTTGTTGTCAGGTACCGTTTGATTGTTTCAATACTGTGCGTAAAATTGGCAAAAACAAGTGTTTTATGACTGCTCTGTTCAATAATGTCTGTTAATTCTGACAGTCTGTTAGAGCAATCAAATTCTATGACTTCGCCGGTATCCGAGAAACAGCAGCCACTGGAGATCTGCAAGAGCTTATTCATTTCAACCGCAGCGTTAACCGCTGATATGTCTTCCCCAGCCGCTTGTACCAACAACTGTTGCCGTAGCTTGTCGTAGTATTTTTGTTGCTGCAGTGTTAACGGGACTTCGCGGTCTACATAAGTCATCTCTGGAAGGTCAAGGCATTCTTCTTTGGTATACCTGATAGCGGGTTGCAGCGCTCTATGCACTATGCCCTGTGCCTCCGGCCTTGGAACGTATCTGAAATTGCTTACCTTCAGCATAACCTTGTCCCTAAAAGCCCCGAAAAACCGTGGCACTCCTTGTGGGTTAACTAGCTTTGCCAAACCATACGCATCCGCAGGGGACTGGGCCGCAGGCGTACCCGTCAATAACCATAACCATGTATGTGGCGTTAGCAACGCGCTCATCAGTTTCCAGCGCTTAGTCTGATGGTTTTTTAGCGCGCTCGATTCATCACATACAATAAGATCAAACCCCGCAGCAGCAATCTCTCTATGCACAACTTCAATGCCGTCATAGTTGATAATGACAAACTCCGCATCAGAAGCAATGATCGCTTTTCTTTTTTCTCTTGAGCCATGCGCAATGTCTACCCTGCGGTGCATAGCCGTCTTAAACAAGTCCGCACGCCATGCCGTGTCCAAAATAGATAGAGGAGCTACAATCAGCACGCGCTTAATAACGCCCAAAGACATCAGGTAGTCCGCAGCCCATATGGTGCTCATTGTTTTGCCTGTGCCCATGTCGTTTAGGCAGAAGCACCGCTGGTGTAGGGTTAAGAACCCCGCGGTTTCTATTTGGTGGGCAAAAGGTTTGTACATCCCCGGCCAGTTGTACTTCCTTGTGATGGGCGATGGCGCATTCTTTATTCCCAAATTGCGAATGATCTTTGTGTTAGCCAGTGTCCAATTAACCAGCACTTCATACCCACGTTGCCCATTCCCAAGGTCATGCGTCTTCACCACCTCCGCTTTAGGAATGACTTCTGTTATCAAATCTGGCTTTCTGGTACGCACCAGCAACGCTCTATCCTGAACGATATCCATGTCTGCTCCTGTTTACTATGCCTTTAGGGGGCATGACACCCATCAACAATTAAAGCAAATCGTACTCGTCTTCGTCGCGCAGCACCTCCAGAATAGAAGGCTTGCCGATATCATCACTAAACTGCCACTTGCGAATCTTAGTTTGGCAACGCCCACGTTCCTTCTTAGCAACGCACCACACCAGTTGGATCAACGCCTCAAAATGATTGTCTACAATTTGGTCAGGAATATTACATTCACTAGCTAATTCCCTGAGCGCTTTACTTCTTATTATCATATACAGCTTTTGGTTTACCGCTGGAATCGCGGGAGAATTTCCTATTCTTACTAGCCGAAGCTAGGAACACACCATCCTTATTAGAGCCGCCCTTAGCTAGGGACTTCACATGGCATACGTCTTTACCAGCACGGGCCACACCCTTCTTATCCAGCGCTCTGCGCGCCCGCTGACGTTCCATCCTAGCCTCAAAGGCTCCGGGCTTTTTCTTTTCTAACGCCCGTTCATGGGTGTAGTCGCGTTTTTCTGGGGGTACTCTAGGCATTAGCTATTCCTTCCGTTGTGTCCGCATGACAGCACTTCGCAGTACTTACCGCATAACCCGTTAGGCCGTGGATTAAAAACTCCATTTTCATACGCCGCGGTCCTTGCAGTCAATGGCTCATTGAGTTCTGCAAAAATACTTAATCCTGTCTCTTTCGTGAAATCTTTCTTAATGAAATCCTTGGACACTACAAACAGCAAAGAAGTTTTAATCTTTTCTAACATAGGGTACTTCAAGAACAACGCTGCGGCCATCAAAGCTAACTGGTTAATGTCAGCATAGCGCGCATTCTTTGATGTCTTGTAGTCTATAACCCAGCCCAGAGTACCATTGATAATGACCAGATCAGCAACACCTCGAAACCAAACTTGAGGGCTAAAAAAATCGCAGGCTTCCAACCGTCCATCTACTCTCTTCACTCCAAGTTTTAACTCGCAAAGCTTTTCACCCTCAATGGCTTTTAGCTTGTCAAGATAGGGTTTAATAAAAATAAACCGAGGGTCTAGGGGTTCCTCAGTTGTCATATAGTCTTCAGCTGCTTTATGCAAAGCTGTCCCGTACAAGGTAGCTTCCGTTTCGGTAAACTTTACTTCCTTTGTTACTTTCTCTGCCTCATATTTCTTAGGGCAGGTTTGAAATAATTTAAGTGAAGAAAACGACCACGCCGGTGGAACTTGGCTCATAACTCATCTCTGAAGATGGAAAGCCTTATTATACAACGGTTAACCCGCTTCTTTCAAATTAGAACCTATGCTACCTTCAGCAGCTAGAGGCAACCCCGGTGCCCACTCAGGAGTTCTAGTCATTTCAGTCATCATAAAGTCGTAGGCTTCCTGTGCTTCATCTTCTGGCACTACCACGTAACACGAGTCATGCACAGTTAGTTTGACTGGGTAGCGTTTACTTATCCTTACAATGGCTTCACCCATGACGCACCGGGCCACAGCCTGAGTAATATTCTGCGTGGTTTTTGGTCCGTATATCCGCGTTCTAACTTGTCGCCTTCCTTCG